TGGAATAAACTAAACTTCCAGTGGGCAGCAGACGGTGACCGTGGTAAGATTACACACTTTAACGATGTGGTAAAAGGTAAGATGAAAACGCATGGCTAATCTAATCTACCAATACTATCTACCTTTTACCGGTGACAATAAAGACATTATTAAAGAGGAAGCCGATGGATTTCCGCACTGGGCTAATCTGGGTATCCGGTCAGCTAAAAAGTATGCTGCAGCTATCGGTGTTAAATATGAATTGTCTACTAAGGTAACTATCCATGCCCCTAATCAGAATCTAGAAGCCTGCAGGGTATTTCTTGATCCATACTTTGATCAGTTTGATAAGGTACTAATGCTAGACATAGACACGCTTGTTGACACTACTGATAATATATTTGACCAGAATATCAAAGAGATCGGCATGATCCAAGAAGGTGGACCTAGAAGTCCGAAAGGCTTTATTAATAGCGCTATAAGTAAATTAGAAGCGTATGGAAATATCCAGTTTAAAAAGTCTACTACATTTCCGTTAGAGAAAAGATATTTAAATGGTGGTGTGGTTCTATGGACTAAAGAGGGAAGACTGAAAGCCCGAAAGCTCTTTGGGGGTATGCTCGAGATAGAAAGATATAGAAATACGCTTCGAATGAATGAACAACCTTATCTAAACCTTATGATTAATAAACATGATATACATGTAGTTGAACTATCCAACCAATGGAATCGTATGAACTATATGTGGTCGTTCGGAATACCGGATGGGAAGATTAACCACTTCCTTGCAAAAACAAAAACTAGAATGAAAGAATTTACATCATGAATGTAAGCTTGTATAGAATATTCGATGCACTGGGCGATAGTATTATCCTGGCCAGTTACTTTAAACATTACGCCATAAAGACTGTATATTATAACCGAGGGGACTTTAACACTCTATTAAAGATTCTAGAGATCGCAAAGGTAGAGGTCCCAGAGTTTGTGCATATCGATGGGCGTATCACCGAAACAATGCCCGATCTATTACACAAAATGCGTATTGATAAAGCACCCTTAATTAGTATTACAAATCGATCTAAAGCAGAACACTCCACTTTCCAATTTAAAACAAATAGTAACAATGCTGCAGACCGAGCACTAAGCCCCGTAGAAATAGATGAGCAGCTTCAGAAGCTAAACAACCCCCAGGACACATTGAGGTGCACAGATCTTGATAGCCTTGTAAGACTAATGAAAAAGTCGGAGCGGCATATAACTATAGATTCCGGCACGGCCTGGTTAGCTGCCGCACTAAAAATACCAACTACAGTTATCTCTAAGAATAGTTATTATTTTGCTGATGCGTATCACTATATGAGATACCTACAGACACAACCCGGTGTAACGATATACCAGCAGACCGGTAAAGGCGTGAAAGTAGCTACCGAGGAACAGTACCATCAATATGCAAAAGAGAATAAAGTAAATGTTCCGCCATACGCCGACTATCAAAAAAAGGCTTTAAGGATATGAAGGCTTACATTATTCATATTAAAGGCAATGCTAATTCTGAAAAGACCGCAGGATGGGCATATGATTCTTGTATTGAGCACGGATATGACGCGGAACTCTTTGAAGGGATTACACCTAAGAATGTAAAAGAGTTCGATAAGAAATACAATTTAACTGTAATGAATCCTAGTCATATGTACGATAGACAGATTGGGAAGAATGGTACTAACTGGACATATGAATGTAAATATTCCAACTTCTTAAATCACTATACACTGTGGAATAAGTGTATAGAATTAGACGAACCCATTGTAATTTTAGAACACGATGTATTTGCAAAAAAGCCTTGGGACGACACGCAATTCGATGAGATGCTAGTACTGAATATGCACAGCGGTCTACATCAAAACATATTTGATACCACAAGCAAGCCCACTCTTATGGAAGGCATACATACATACGTCAATCCATTTTTAAATTACAAATCAAAAAATATATGGCTTAATGCCGGAATGATCCCTGGAAGCGCTGCTTATGCTATATCACCTAAGGGTGCCAAACGAATTATCAACAATGTAAAGGAACATGGTTGGGACAAAGCTGACTATATTATTAATACTAAGTCTATACATATGCAATACGCGTTTCCGGATTATTTCGAACTATCGCATTATATTTTCGGAAATCAAAGAACGAGTCACGGAGAAAATACATGAGAAATTTGCAAATCAAGGATGCGAAAGATCTATATGATTTAACAGAAAAATTTAAAGAAGTTGGCACTAAAGATTATCGTTATCGTTGCCATTATGATCTTATTCGCGAAAATATGAGAGAAGGATATGTGCATAAAGAGCTAGGTACATATTATGGATGGAGTGCAGCGTATGCTGCCCTACACGGTGCTAGAGAGCTACATCTAGTGGATGTCGACTTTAACCCATTCAACACCCATAAAAAATACTTTGATGACTATCTGAAAGAGCACAATGGTACCCTTCGCCTTTATAATTGCAGCTCCCACGATAAACAATGTGTAGGTCCTTGTGATACAATGCTAATCGATTCTGTTCACACTTGGCCATGGGTTCAAAGAGAATTGGAACTTCATGCTGCATCCGTTAGGGATTGGATTGTATTTCATGATACAGCAATGATTCATGGTAAACCCTCTCCGATTGGCCCTGGCGTAAAAGAGTGGATGAAATCTGATATTATTGGTAGCCAGTTTGGATTAGTAGAAGAGCTTACTGAGGGCGTAGGAGCAATGCTGATTAAAAGAAAATGAAATATATAATGGCGAATGGCGCATATGATATATTACACCCGGGGCACATAGCACTACTCAATTATGCTAAGTCTCTGGGTGATTATCTTATGGTAGCTATTGACACAGATTCTAGGATAAGTGAAGCCAAAGGCCCGGATCGTCCAGTCAATAATCTCCAGACTCGTAAATGTATATTAGAGAATTTAAAGGCTGTTGATGAAGTTAGGGTATTTACAAACGATGAAGAATTAGTTACAATTATAAAAGAGTATAAACCTGATGTAAGAGTAATCGGTTCGGACTGGAAGAATGGTAAAATAGTAGGGGAGGAATTCTGTAAGGGTATAGAGTTCTTCGATAGAGTGAATGATGAGTCAACCACAAACACCTTGGAAAATTACATTAATCGGAGACGGCTGTACTGATCGATATGTCTATGGATCTGTCGATCGAATAAGTCCTGAAGCTCCCATCCCCGTCTTTAAAGAAAGATATACCCAAAATAAAGCCGGTATGATTTTTAATGTGTCCAACAACTTCAAAAACTTTGGATGTAATCCCGTACAATACACCGCCACCGGTAGAAGTATTAAGACCCGGTACATTGATGAGAAGACTAATTACCAGATTCTAAGAGTCGATGAGGATATAGATGAACGTATTGGTCGCACTAATTTTATTGACCCATCCTCTGATGCTATTGTGATTACTGATTACAATAAAGGCTTCTTAACATATGTCGATATTGAGCATATAATACGCACTGGAAATAAGCTAGGGATTCCAATCTATATTGATACAAAGAAGCCCGATCTTTCTAGATTTTCCGGCGCGTATCTAAAAATTAATGAAGACGAATACCTTAATAAAACCTCATCCCCAGATTACCACACTACAATTGTTACGAAAGGCGGCAAAGAGGTCTTATGGTACGGTAAGTCGTTTCCTACACCTAATATTAAAGTAAATGATGTATGCGGTGCTGGTGACACTTTCTTCGCCGCTTTTGTAAAGAAACATCTGGACACGAAAGATATTAGTCAGGCTATTGAGTTTGCTATACAAGCTGCGGCAATAACAGTTCAGCACATGGGTGTTTATGCCCCAACACTAGAGGAGATCTAAAGTGGATAGATTAAATGGCTTTGTAGAAAAAGGCTGGGGTCACGAACTGATCTGGTCCACTAACGACAAGTACTGCGGTAAGCTTTTAAGGTTTAATAAAGGCGCTCAGTTCTCCATGCATTTCCATAGAGAAAAAGATGAAACTTGGTATGTACTAGACGGCAGCTTTTTGGTACAATGGATTGATACCAAAGATGCTAGTAGCCATAAACAAGAATTAAATCAAGGAGACACCTGGCGTAATAAACCTTTGCTACCGCATAAGATATATTGTATTGACAAAGGAACTATTATAGAAGTTTCTACTCCAGATTCGGTAGAGGATAATTATAGGGTTATGCCGGGTGATAGCCAAAAATGAGAGCTTATGTTATAACAATTGAGGGTAATGAGATATCCGAAACTGCTTCACAGCATTGTATTGAAAGCAGTTGGCGGGTAAAGAACGAGTTCCCTATAGAAAGATTTGATGCTATAGTTCCTGATGATGCGCAAGCCTTAATGACGCATCGGTATAGAACAAAATGGAACTATCCCTGGGAAGGCGAAGTAGTTGACTTTGCATCAGGGTTAACAAAGAAAGCATATCCGACCCGAAATAAAAATGCTAGAATAGCTTGTGCGCTGAGCCACTTGACACTATGGGAAAAGTGCTTTGATGAACGTGAACCAATACTAGTACTGGAACATGATGCGATCTTTACTAGAAAATTATCGTACGACAGCCTATTAGAATCTCGGTATGGTATTATCGGCATTAATGAACCTTTCGGTGCTACAAGGATGGCTACAGCGTTCCATAGGATGCTCCAGGAGTCAAAATCAGAGGTTGCTAATGTTCCACGTATAGATAATATAAACATTCCCCAAGGATTAGCTGGCAACTCTGCCTATATAATTAAACCATGGGCAGCGGAAGAGATGTTAGAATTAGTAAATGAATATGGCTTATGGCCAAACGACGCCTTGATGTGTTACCAACTATTTCCGTTATTGGGTGTAAGCAAAACATACTATACCAAAGTCCAAAGAACAGCGAGCACAACCACACTATGAAACATTATGTCATTACTATAAAAGATCTTCCACAGTCAGTAAAATACGCTGAACGACTTATTAAGTCAGGCGAACACTATGGTATGAAGATCGAGATGTTTGATGCTATCACACCTAGTAATACAGATATAACAAAGATGATGAAAAGGGAAGAACTTTCGTCCCTTGGCTTTACTGAGATGTATTCCCGCATTGATAATTGTATCGCTGCCTTTCTATCTCATTACTCACTATGGAAACTATCATTAAACACACGGCGGCCAATTACTATCTTTGAACATGATGCGGTTATTGTGGACGAGATAAAGGATACTATTGCATTTAATAAGATCCTGAATCTTGGTGCACCATCATATGGTAAATATAGGATCCCTCCATTCCTTGGAACTGGTCCACTTACACATAAGAGATACTTCGGAGGCGCGCACGCGTATCGGATTAATCCATGGGGAGCAAAGGATCTAGTATACCAGGCAAAGATCCAAGCGGGACCAACTGACGTGTTTATGAATACACAGAACTTTCCTTACCTGCAAGAGCACTACCCCTGGAAGGTGGTTGTTAAGGATACATTCACTACAATCCAGAATCCTGTAGGATGTGTAGCTAAACATACATGGGACAGCAACTATGAAATACTCTAAGACCTTTATTACTGGATGTGATAGTAACACTGAATGGATGCTAGGTTGGTTTATGGATACTATTAAGATTCATACTAATACCAATATTATAGTTTATGACTTTGGTATGACCACAGAAGCCAAACGAGTATTTGGGCCCTCACCACTAGAAAGTAAAAGCGTTGGATGGTTTAAGAAACCAGATGCGATGATTGCTGCATCGAAGGTGTCTGAAAAGGTTTGCTGGATTGATACTGATTGTCATGTACAAGGACCAATCGATGAGATCTTTGACCACATTGAACCAAACAAATTATCGATGGTAGTGGATCAGCCGTGGACTAGTCGTAGACAAAGCAAATGGCATAACTCTGGTGTGGTTGGATTCCAAGGTCTACCTCCGATCCTACAGAAATGGCGTAATGCAGTAGCTAGTAATCCCGAAGTGGGTGATCAGGAAGTACTACACGAACTTCTTGGTGATCCGTTAAGTAAAGAGATATATATTAAAGATCTTCCTAAAAAGTATAACACATTAAGGCTTGACCTTATTGACCAAACTGCACCTAAAGATATCAGGATAATGCATTGGACTGGTGGGAAGGGTAAGCAACACATTCAGGATCTTATAAAAGAGGATATAGGAGAGTTCCATGAGTCGCGTAATTCATGTTATAGGTAATGGGGATAATGCCCGTATGTATAGAGATGCAAAAGGTATAAAGGTTGGTTGTAATCAGCCACCAATGGCCATACGTAATCTTTATACCTCGTGTATTGTCGATTTTAAAATGTGTATGGCATTAACTGAAGGTAGCGTTCAGATTGATGGTCAATGGACCTTAGGATATAGACCTAAGATCTGGTATGACAATAACAGAGGCAACTTCAAAATGAAGTTCGGGCATAAGATCCGCGGCTTTTACACACACGTTCCAGAGTATACAAAGCTTAGTCCCACCGACACTAAAGGTAATATGTACACTAACTTCAACTGCGGACACTTTGCTGTACACTATGCTGCTAATCATCTAAAGGGGACAGAGATCCACATGTATGGGTTTGACTCCTTATTTGATATGAACTTACAAAGCTATACGGATCTAGTCCTGAACTCCGATAGAGGTGCAATGAACAACGTCAGATTAAATGATCGATGGCGACCAATTTGGAACGGGATCTTTAATGAGTTTAAGGATACACAGTTTGTTCTTTACCATAAACACGATTTGTTGAAGATTCCTAAAACGGAAAATATTGAGATTAGAACTAAAAATTAGTTTACATCTCATACTACATAGGGTATAATACTCACTATGATCATTATAGACTTTCAAAGTAAATGCCCAAAGTATAAGAAAAAGGCGATCACTGCAGCAGCGTGGTTCGCCTTTAATACTCTTATGCCCCGAACTCGAAAGCCTATTTTCATAAATATTAGGACGATACGGAACTTAGCTGAGAAGAAAGGAATCTATGGCGACGTAATGGATGAAGGAGATCGTGAGTTTACGATCCGCATCGATGTATCACTCCCCCTTGACGATTTAATATCCACAATGCTACATGAGATGATACATGTATGGCAATATGTTACCCGACGAATGGTATCTGGTTGGGTGCACGAGGTGAGGTTTAATAAAAAGGTTTATTCTTCTGATATGCCGTACGACGAACGACCCTGGGAGGTTGAAGCGCATCGGAAGGAAAAAGAATTAAAGGAAAAGTACGATGTCGAAAGCAACAAGAGACGCACGTATATTAAAAGAGATTGAAAAAGCATGTTCAGATGTATGTGATACTTCAACAAACATGTACATCCCGTGGTATATCATGGCCTCATATGCTTATTACGTGGAGGATAGCCCGATACTATCAGATCGAACATTTGACAATATGGCTAAAAGAATCCTAGAGAACTGGGACGAGATTGATCATATTCACAAGAAATATTTAAACAAGGATATGCTAGAAGCAGGAACATATATGGGAGAATACCCCTCACGTATAAAAGGAGCGTTGCAAAGTGTCAGAGATACCTATCGATAAGGATGATCCTTTTGATGGAATTGATTTGAATAATTTAGATGGATGGATTAAATATGACAGCAGTGGAGTGCGCAAAACGGATCATAGATCAGGAATGGAAAGCGATTCAGGACGTGGATATTCGAACCCTTGGATACGCTTTGGAGATAGTTGAAATATTTCGAAAGAATGCGAAATAGGGGGTTTACAAACAATCAGAAAAGCCTTATATTACTACCATAACAAGGGAGATAAATATTGTGCAATATGATATAGATTCGGCCTGGATAAACTTTAAAGGTGGAAACAGTGAGCCGCATGAATACTGGAACGGATGCGAAAAGGAGCAACCTTATGTTGAAAACTACTGTATTAACAGCCCCGCTACTTGCGATGGGAATTGCGACGGCAGCTGCTGCTGATACCGTTGACCGTATTAAGGTCTATGACCATACAACTACGGTTGTTACCCAAATGCCTACTACAAAGACTCGATGTGAGAATGTAGACGTACCAGTCTACGAGAATGTACAAGTTCAGGGTAACGCTGCCGGTGGTGCACTAGCAGGAATGATTATCGGCGGACTCCTTGGTAAAGGTGTATCTGGCAATGACGATGGTGCAGCTGCTGGTGCGGTAATTGGTGGATTAATTGGTGCTGATAAAGGATCTAAACCGAAAACCGAACGCCGTATTGTTGGATACGAAAGAAAGCAATCTTGCAATAATGTCGTAGTGTATGTTGATCAAACCGAAGAACGCTACAGCCATTCTACCATTCGCTTTTACCTAAACGGCAAGCGCTATGTGCTAGAGTTTATTCGGTAAGACAAATAATTTGACTCCTTAGCTCAGCAGGATTAGAGCAAGTGCCTTCTAAGCATTAGGTCGTGGGTTCGAGTCCTACAGGGGTCGCCAATCAAAACAGGAGAAATAAAATGGAAGTAATTGTAGTGTGGTTCTTGTCGATGGTGGCAATGAACACGGAAATCGAAAAGAACAAAAACAGTATCGATAATCTAAATGCAGAAGTAATAATGCTTCAACTTGAGAATTCTAATATAAATGAACAACTGGCTAATCATGAGCAAGCTATTATCGATACAGCTGGATCGCACTCTTCGTTCTATGCTCGTCAGCAAATTAATAATGACACGTATGAAGATTCTATTGAAATTCTGAATCAAAGGTTAAATGTGCTAGAAAAGCCCTAAGCATTTTAGATTATAAATAGTTCGACTTACATAAAAAGGGATAGTTGAACGATGTATGAATATAGAGCAAAGATTAATAGAGTGGTTGATGGTGACACTGTGGATGTTGATATTGAACTAGGATTTGGTGTAGTTTTAGCTGATGAGAGAGTTCGTATTATGGGTATTGATACACCCGAAAGTCGTACAGCTGATAAAGTAGAAAAAATATTTGGTAAAGCTGCAAAGGCTAAATTACAAGAACTACTTGGTGAGAAAGCTATTCTAAAGACACAGATCGCTAGAAATGGCGAAGATATGAAGGGCAAGTTTGGTAGAGTGCTTGGAGACTTTGTGACCGAAGATGGTAGAATGGTAACGGAAGTAATGGCAGAGACCGGTCATTGCGTACCATATTTTGGCGGAAGCAAAGAAGAAACCCAGGAAGCACATATGAAAAACCGCGAGAGGCTTTTACAGGAAGGCGTTGTAACCCAAGAGGACTACAACGCCGCTGTTGAAAAGATGAAGAAGGGTTAACCTTCCTTCTTACCTTTAGAGTAAGCTTGAGCGCCGAAGAACGCAGCAACCAAACCGGCGATAGCTACGAAGTAAGTCGGTGCGATATTAGCAATCAATCCTGAGGCTTCGTCTTGCCCTAGGATTGATGTTAGAATAATAGTAATAGGATAAAGAAGCATGCCCCAAAGAGCAAACCATGCCATTTGCCTGATCTGGTCTTCCTTTGCATCTTCATTGTCTTGCATTTTACGTTTGTGTTCGAACTCAGCAATCTCTTTTGCGCGGGCCATTTCCTCATCGGTAATTACCCCATCACCATCTGTATCCAGATGTGCAAATATTGAATCTGCCTCAAGTGTCTTTGCGGCCATATTTCCCTCCATGCCTTTGTACTACTATATTTATAAAAAACCAGGAGTAAACCATGACTTACGAAAAACAGGAGCGCTACCATGAGTGGATTAAAAGACAGCTTAAAGAAGAACGTGAGCGAGATGCACTGGGGCGACATAGATCGGATAATATGGAGCTGGGTACAGGACTGGGACGGAAAGAAGAAGTCCCGGGAAAAGCTTGAAAAGAAGGTAGCCGATTTTTTTAAGTGGAACGATAAGCAAGCAAAAGTTGCCTGTAAAATGCATTTTGGGGTTTACAACAAGCTTAAAATAAAATAGAATAGTTTCTATAGGAGATTATATTATGAATATTTTTATACTTGACGAAGATCCAGTACGGGCAGCGCAACTACAGTGTGATAAGCATGTTGTTAAAATGCCACTGGAATCTGCCCAAATGCTTTCCACGGTTCACCGTGTGCTGGATGGTAAGCCTACTAGGATTCCTTCCAAGTCTGGTAAGACTATGGTTAAGCATTGGGAATTAGATCATCATGACGATGTCATATATAAAGCTGTACACGTTGGGCATCCGTGCACTGTTTGGTCTATGGAATCAGTTGCTAACTACAACTGGCACTACAAACACTTTGTGGCTTTACATGACGAATTTGTATATCGTTACGGCAAGACACATGGTTCATTTGCCGCCCTTGGCGAGATCCTAAAGACACCGCCTAAAAATATTCCACAAGGCCCGCTTACACCGTTTAAGCTTGCAATGGGTGCTGCACCAGAATGTATTAATCCATCAGATCCAGTTGGATCTTATCGTGCTTTCTATCAAACCAAACAATCACGATTTTCAATGGATTGGAAAGGCCGTTCTATTCCAGAATGGTTTAATGTTATGAGGGACGAAGTTTATGCCTAATTGGTGTTTTAATAATTTAGATATATCGCACAGTAATCCTACTGTCGTAGATGAAGTAAGGCTTCGGGTAGAAAGCCTAGAACAAGATAGCTGGGGTGGACCAATTGGATTCCTAAGGGGTCTAGATCCTAGTTGGGAATATAGAGAGGCATGTGACATTTGGTGGGAGCCAACTGATGATGGCATTACAGTGTCATTCTCTAGCGCATGGGAACCACCTGTTGAATTATACGAAGCCCTTACCGAAAAAGGTTGGAATGTGATAGGATCTTATTATGAAGAGGGATTAGATTTCGCTGGTATATATGAGGACGGCGAAAATAAAAGACTGGATGATCTATCGAATTATGGCGAGGATTATTTTGTCGAAGATGATCTAGCCAAACGGATTCAGGAAGAATGGGGAATATTAGAAGGCCGTGAGGAGATCAAATACACAAACGTTTGATAACAACAAGGAGGAATAGCGAATGGAAAAAGATAAATCCAAAGCAAACCGTATTTCGAGATCAAATAGCGCAAGGCTACGCCGCCGCGCCCGAAAGAAAGTAATTGAGAAACGTATACTTAACCTCTTCTCTAAACTCCGACGAATGAGAAAAAAGAAATCTGCATGATTACGATTGAATTCGATCAAGATGAAACTCTCATTACCATTATGGATGAGACCGGAGAGCTGGAGGATGTTTCAGCTCTCCTATATGAAGACTACTGCCACATTCGTCAGTGGGACGAAGAAAGACAACGGTTTGATGTGGTTACGCTTAAACCTGAAATGTACTATAAGCTTATGAAAGCTTTTAACCTACCGGAAGGCTCATACCTTCTGGAAAAAAATTCAAAATAAACGAATAAAATGAATTTAGGGGGTTTACATTCCTGCGAATAGGTCTTATATTAGTACTATCAAAAGGAGATACATTATGAAAACATTCAAAGTATACCAGCTAAAAGGTTCAGACAATCGCGATATCCGTTTCGAAGTATCATACGGTAAAAATCGCAAGGCAACAGCTACTCAGGCTTGGGCCAATGAGCGCTACAATCACGTATCTAACATTACTGGTAATGATCTTAACGATGTATTTCAAATCGGTAATATCGGTCCTGAATCACGCATTGAACGTTTGGACCGCATGGCTTCAGTATCATGTGGAGATATTATCGTCGACGAAAACGGTAAGGCCTCACTAGTATCTCCCTTTGGCTTTACCACAATCCTAGAAGAGGAACTAGTATGAAGCATAAAGATTTTACCTATCGCAAATTTATACGAAAGGGTGAAACGCTCTGGGCAATTTATGCGGCTAGGACAGAACTACAAACTATTTGTAGGACTGAAAAAGAGGCCCAGATCCAAACCGAACTATTTAACAGAGATCCACAATGGCCTGACCGCCAAGCTTGGAAACAATTTATAGCAGCGAGACAATAAACATGTTTAAATCAGGTACAGTAGTTACTGCAGTTACTCCAGTTGGGGAATTCATTGGTAAGTTTGTAGAGTTCAATAACGGAATTCTTACATTAGAAAAGCCGAAAGGCGTAGGTCAGACCCAAGAAGGCATTGGTCTAATGGATGGTGTATGCGTGTCCGGTAAGCCACGTCCAGACCAAGTCCAGTTTATGAACGTAGTGCTTATCACAGATACGAATACGGAGATTGCTAATGGCTATCTACAGTCCATTGGCGGCATCCTTACACCGCCTTCTATAGGAGACATTGATATGGCTAATTTCAAATTATCTTGAAAAAAATGCATTTAGGGGATTTACAAACGAATTGTAAAGTGGTAGAGTAGTATTATCAAAAGGAGATATACCATTATGAAAACTGCTACTACATATGATGATCGCATTTCTTTAATCAAAGAGATTGCTGAACGCAAAAAGAAAATGGCTAAGATCCGCAAAAAATCTTCTCGGGCACTTAAGTCCGTCCAACCTAAAAATAAAAATAAAGATATCCAGATTCCTAAAGAATCTAATATCTATCAGTGGACTGACGCTTCCAAATACGCCAAAGAGTATTACGGGGAAACACTATACTACACAACCAAATATGATAACGATTGGGATTAATATGGTAAAGATAACACGTGAATATATGATTAGTCAATTACAAGAGAACACATGTCGGGTCATTTTTAAAAAGACCAATGGCGAAGAACGTGACATGATGTGTACACTAATGTCAGATAAAGTCCCAACAACAAAGTCTACCAAGGAGTCTAAGCCTAATCCGAACATTGTTGCAGCATGGGATATCGATAAGGAGGGTTGGCGTTCTTATCGCGTCGAGAATGTCGTCTCTTTTGTTTGTGCATAAATAGTGACATATAAGGAGGCATATATGTTTGGATTTTCACCGGAAGTTATGTTGTGGATTATATTTGCTGCTGCAAACGTTTGTACATTTATGATGGGGAAACTATTCTCTAAAAGGGAAACGGGACTAACAGTTGAGAGTACACTCCAATATTTAATAGACAATAATATGATTCGGTGGGAACGGCGTGAAGACGGAGAAATTGAAATACTAACCTTAGATGAGTGATACATTATGGCAACTCCAAGAACTATTAAACAGCGGCAAGCCGCCAAAGAAATGCTCGGTATTGAAAGCGCCAAGCCTATTAAGCCTAAACGTAAACGTAAGCCTTTAACAGAAGACCAGAAAGAAGTTCTAAGGGAAAGAATGGCAAAAGCTCGTGAGGCTCGGGGCCCTGCAAAAAACTTATCCTTGCATGAATCTATCAGGGATTTACCCGATGATCATCCTCTTAATCCGGCAAAGGTAAAGGTTTGGCTAAAAGAACAGAAACAACTATTATCTAGTTTTGGCAAGCAGGCTGGTAAGGATAAAGATCCGGCAATCCGTAAACAGTATTGGGACACGGAGACCTATGTCTTTAACCTAAACAAATATCTGCAAGACGGGCTTTGGCTCGATCATCGATATGGTAGTAGTAGACAAAACACTATCAAAATGAATAGTGTCGCGATGGCATACGAGAAAGACGGTACTCCGAAAAGAACTGTCGGAGTATACTATCCTGACATTGGTGAAATTTATACAAAAGAAATGGACATGGATAAATATGCAGACGGAACCCGAGAGAAAGTTTCTAACAAAAAGCGAGTTCGGAAAACTAATCGAGCAAACCGCAAGAGATCATAAGTCTTCGTACATGGATGCAGTTATTCATATATGCGAAGAGAATGATGTTGAGTTAGAGGATGTACGTAAATTTATATCCCCTATCATCAAAAACAAGATAGAAGCTGAAGCGATGAATTTAAATTTTTTACCGCGACAAAACAGTTTACCTATCTAAAAATATATGGTACAATAATACAGTTATACTTCAGTCATACAAGGAAATACAATGTCACTAGAAGCACTAAAACGCAATCGCACAGATTTTAATAAACTTGTTCAAGCCGCACAAACAGTTGGCGGTGGCGATACCCAAAACAAATCATACAAAGATGAACGTGAGTGGAAGCCTACAGTAGATAAGGCTGGCAATGGATATGCTATTATCCGATTCTTGCCTGCTGCCGAGGGCCAAGATATTCCATGGGTACGTTACTGGGATCATGGTTTCAAAGGACCGACAGGTCAATGGTACATCGAGAAATCACTTACATCAATTGGTCAGAATGATCCAGTTGGTGAACTAAACTCTCGTCTATGGAACTCTGGTAATGATGACGACAAGGAGACTGCTCGTAAGCAGAAACGTCGATTGCATTATGTAACCAATGTGTATATCGTATCCGATCCTTCTAATCCACAGAATGAAGGTAAGGTTATGATCTATAAGTTTGGTAAAAAGATCTTCGATAAGGTTATGGATCTTATGCAACCACAATTCCCGGATGAGAAACCAGTCAATCCATTTGACTTCTGGGATGGTGCAGACTTCGTTATGAAGATTCGTAATGTCGAAGGATATCGTAACTACGATAAGTCAGAGTTCAGGTCACCGTCACCTTTATTGAATGGCGATGATGCTGGACTAGAAAACGTCTATGGTCAACTATATGACATTAGTGAGTTTATTGATCCTAAGAGCTATAAGTCTTACGATGAACTCAAGACTAAGATGTATACAGTACTAGGTGAACAAGCACCACGTACTGTAAAGCAATCGGTAGCATTGGATGAAGAGATTCCAGGCTTCGAAACACGTCAACGACCTGCCCCACAGCCAGTAGCTGCAGCTCCGCAGCAAACTGCAGAGGCGGTAGATGAAGATGACACAATGAGTTATTTCGCTAAACTAGCAGCGGAAGACTAAGGCGAACGGGGAAAGCCTGACAATTACGTCGAATGTACCCAAACTGACTGCGCCAGTATATGCGCAAGAAATCCTAGAGAGGAAGTGGCCCTCTACTCTAGGTCGGTATAAGCACTGGTACCGGATAACCCAGTCGGTTGCTGCATACGTGAAATGCAGATAGAAAGGGAGGCACCTAGGAAGGCCTCCCTTTTGATTTATCTAACGCCTAAAATTCCTAATGTAGCATTACCACCACCAGCTATACCATATTCAATCTTATTATAGTTATGGTCATAGGTTGGATTAACTGGTAAAGCATTGATTGCACCGGAGCCGGATCCCCCACCACTACCTGCCATCGCCTTAGCAGCTTTAGTTTGGGCCGCAGCAGCTTCAATTAGTGCAAGTGCAGCTTGGACCTGTGCGTCACTCATCTTTGTTAGCGGCTCAAGGCCGGGACTTCCAAGATTCGCCAAAGCTTGGCCTTGATTAATTTGTTGTTGTATTGCTTTATCCCGGATTTCAGCACCGGTGGTAGTACCAGAAACTATCCCTACTCCATTAACAACGTGTTCTAATGCAGCATTCATTCTGTCAGCCATTGAGCTTACGGTAGCAGCAAATATCGGGTTTAATCCTACCTCGTTACCTTGGCCAGCCAGCCGCCGGCCCAGCTCGCTATCTCTTATAGAATCACCCAATGCCTGGCCAATATTGGTTTGACTATCTTTGCCGGTCGCGGCGCCATAGATAGTGGCCAGGAAATCAAAAAATTCCCCGCCAGCTTGCCCCAGTCCTGCGACAGTGTTTACCATTAGTGCTCCGCCAGTAGCTGTCGGATTAGGATTAGTGACACTCCGTGGACCATAGCTTTGTTTTATAACGCTGTCTGCTGTGTCAAATGTATCCAATATCAAAAGGCCGCTGGTTGATATACCTCCTGGTAATCTGGGGCCATTATCTCCAATGGGGGTAAAGTTATTTTTAACTGGAGGCGCTGACTTTGTATCTACTGTAAAATCAGTTTCTATGGGTGGAGTTAACATTGGAATAGGATTACCCCTTGCATCCAATCCAGCTTTCTGTAATCTAGAAACCGCTTCGTCTACTTTGATAAATCCTCTGTCCTTCTCCCAATACGATACGCGATCTCCGTTGATGAGAATTCTCATGTTCTGAAGGTCAGAAACGCTTGTTTGTATCTTAGGGGCGTTTGGTAATAATGGCTTTAATGGTGCCACGTCAATCCCAGGAGCTGTTGGTGACGATAAGGGCGGAGTCCTACTAGCTGTTAGTGGCGCGTCAGATGATGTAAGGCCCACGCCACTTGAAGTATAATCTAGCTGTGGGGCTTGCGGAGCCTTTGGTGTTTTTGAACCAGCATCAATCTCCTCTAATAACCGGGCTGTTTCTGCCTTAAATTCTGCCTTCCGTTTAGCCTGACGTATAGCTTCTGCCGCTTCAATGTTTTTTCGTGACCTCGCATCATAATAGTCTACGGCCATTTGGCCAAGCTTGTTACCTGCTCTTTGCGGTGCCGTTGCAACTCTGTATGCCCCGTATGCCGCCTTTCCTGCATATACACCTAATAGTAGTTTAGCCCAAGGGGGAAGATTATTAAGAAATCCTAACGGGTTCATTCCGCCACTAGCTTTTCTGCCAGCTCCACCACCTCTACCGCCTCGTCCAGCCCCTGCGGCAGCCGCAGTTCCTAGCATTGCTAGAAGCTTTTTTCTTTCCCTTCGATCTTCCTCATCATCTAACTTACTACGTTCCTGTGTTATAAACCATTTATGAAAGTTCCTATTAAGAAGGTCAGTATCTTCCTCGATCCTGCCTAAGGTTTTATTAACTGCTTCCAACGACGACATTGCGTATCCTTAACTAGTAAAAGCTCTTTTCTGTCTTTCTTCTCTTTGCTGCTTTAGCTGATCGAGAAGCATTTGTAGGTATATCTCTCTTTCCCATGGCAGCATATTTTCTAGATCAAAAAGTGAATAATTGTAATTCTGTAGCAATTGAAAATTCACTTGGTAAAAATTAACTAGTGTGTCATGAGAAAGAGCTATTAAAAAAAATCGTATAATCCTTGTAACGTATAATTATTCTTTTGGTCACACCCTTCACCTTCACATTCATACTCTACATCTTGTTTTAAACTTGGTAAACGATTTACAAATTCCATAAGTTTACTATATTGCCCAGTAGTTAGATTATCAATAAATTTCGTAATCTCTTCTACGGGTTCATCCTTAAATCGAATTAATTCATCCGGCGTATGTAGTTTATCTAAACTCTGCATAATAGTCCGATACAATAATTCACTGACAGAATCCTCTTGGGTTACACCGTTACTATTCAGAACATCAATATAGGTCGGGAACTTGAGTTCCAGCGTGTAGTCTTCGGATATCTTAATCATTCGTTCCGGGAATTTGGATCGATCAATGTGTATCTTATCTACGATAATCTCTACGCCATTTTGCTGTCCACAACTTGGGCAGGTCAAAATAACATTGCTTGTTTCACCAACGGATTTTGATCTAATCTGCAAGAACAAATACTCTACGTCAAATGTTGTTAGAGAGTTTCTATCTAGATTATCTTCAATACAATTGATAACAATATCTAACAGCGACTTTGCAATATTAGATGATTCACCCGATTCAAATGCTATAAGAAGTGTCTTTTGTTCTCCTACGTTATATGGTCTATATCTTACTGTTTTGTTTGTTGATGGAATAGTAATATCATACCATGGAAAAGTATTAATTTGGGGTAGTGCCATTCAATTCATCCTTTAAATAATTAAGTATCGAAAACCCTGCCGATAGCTGTGCCAATCTGCCGGCTAATAAAGTTCTGTAGTTGTAGTGGCTTAAATGCCTTACTTGAAGTCCAGTTTGTATAGGATAGCTGTACGTTGAGTTCTACCAATCCATCCAATTCGTTATTTAACTGAATAGGATTAACTGTAGTCGGGAAAGCATTCTCTAATTCACAGATATAAGCCACATCGTCATTTGTAATAGAGCTTAGATCCAATTGGCCTGATGCTAGATCAATAGGACCAAACTTAGGAAGTCGAGTTCGAATAGCCTGTGGAAGCCCTCTGGTGTCAAAGAATTCTTTCTTAGGTACGGGTAGATTCACTCCCTTTTTAAGCTGCCGGATCTTTACGGATTTAGCATATCCGCTTCCGTCTCTCGCCTTCTGGTATCCTGCCTCGAATTTATTTTGGTCAACAGCCAAGTTTTGCCATGCCTCAAAGTACTCTTTTACACCGTAGTCGTTCATTACATGAAAGGTCAATGAGATATCTGTGACAGCATAGCCATATGCCATTCTTTCCATCTTCATACCAATACGACGTTCGTTAGTCATAATCTGACGACCAGGAAGCTGTACGTCTTTACACAATAGGTTTAATTCTCGAACGGATGCACCTGGAAATCCACCTGGTAATTCTATTAAGAATAGATTGGCTCTTGCCATTCCATCCTTGGCAGAAACTAAAGACTTAAACTGATCAATGCTTGCCATTAAATCATCCTTCTGGAGTTAGAATAAACCGTTGACTTACCAGCCTTTTGCCAATCAGCTGTAGGTAAGAATGCTGCGATTTCCCACTCGGGCGCGTGCACCTTCGCGAATCTACTTTTTACGTTGCTGGCTAGGTAATGCTTTATACAAGGTTTAAAATATTTGTACTTTGACGACTTTTTCAATAACGAGTAGGACAAAGCAAATTTTGTAGATTCGTCATACTTATCGTTACTGGTTATATCTAGCAAAGCGTCAAGGAACTTAGCTCTAAGAATCGGAGGAAGGTAATGTAGATTTAATCCTAGGAATCCGCCTTCTGCTTTATCGATAACAATAACCAGTGGAAACGAATCATAGTATGGTAATGTCTTCTTATGCTTTGGATCATAGAAGAACATATACATCGAACCAACAACGGATCGATTTGACAGTGTTACTGGTTCTTCCTTCATCAGCGCGCTGCGGCTAACATTACGAAGTGCTAATGCCTTCCGTCTAAACCAATCTCTTGATTCCTTAGTCCGGGGTGTAATACCAGATCTAAATGCCTGTAATTCTAGTTTGTTAAATAAGTTGCTCATGGTACTATTTATGTACGTTTTTTAACTTTTATCGGACCAAGTGGCTTGAGTTTCTTCCTAGGATTCGGCAGTATACCTAACGCACTTAAATGTTTTTCAGTCCATATTTGAAAGTCCCAGCCACGATCCATAGCATATTCCTGCGCTGCTTTCCATTTGTTTTGGTTCTTGACATATGTCATACCTTCGTTAATATAACGCTTAGTCTTTCTACCTTTATATTGGGGTGGCGACGTTTCCTTAGCCGGCTTAATCTCTACAAGAACAATCTTGCCATTTTTATAGATAATCTTTAAGTCCATGAAGTATCGATGGTATTTTTTATCCACATCGTAGAAGTATGGAATCACAACCTCCTCTGATCCCCAGCTCTTTATATCCGGATTATCATCACACCATTTAAATGCATTGCGTTCCCATAGGGACCGAAAGATAACATTATCAGGGTTACCTTTGTATTTGCTTCGATTCTTTACTTTATATCTTCCAGAGTATGCCATAATTACCATATAAATACTTTTAACTTTTTAATATTTATCGGGAATTAAAATGACACGGAAAGACCCTAACCAGGAAGTCAGAGACATTAGAGATCAACGGCTTCGTAATATAGCGGGAAAAGAACGATTGAATTATCCTTTTACCGATAGAGAAACCTACCAAGGTCGAGTTATTTTTACGGCTAGAAAAACCGAGAATGAAAATATCTTTAATAAGACGTTGGATGCACTTATAGGCGCCTATGTTGATCAAACAGTATCTTCAAATTTAAAAGGTGACAACCGAATATTTCAAGAAGCGGCAAGGAAGAATACGAGAGAAAATTTAGTTGCGGAAGACGACAGAGTTACATATAAAAGTAAACTTCCTCTTAGAATTGGTAGCGGGAGAAAGTGTACCCTTTATCTACCAATGTCCATGGGATTCCAAGACAGAGTTACATATAACAACATAGACTTAGGTATATTAGGTGCCGGAACGGAAGCAGCATTGCAAGCTGGTGGTGATCTGTATCCTGCCCTGAAAAAAGCTTTTTTCGATGCCTTTTCTGGAATTGGAGACATGATTAACTATGGACTGGCTAGTCCTGGTGCACAAGTTGCTGCTATGAGAATCGCCTCTAAATTAAATACTGGTGTGGCGGGTGCTATTAGTAGTACAACTGGTATTGCTTTAAACCCGAACAAAAGGTCAATCCTAGCCGGTCCAGAAATTAGGACATTTAGATTTACGTTTAAAATGATTCCCGACAGCCACGAAGAAGCTGAAGAGGTGAAAAAGATTGTAAGATTCTTTCGAGAAGAGATGTACCCGGAGTCTCAAAGAGAAGCTGGGATAAATGCTGCATTCCGCTATCCTAGTATCTTTGATATTCAAATGAAGTATAAAGGTAAAGACGTGGCGACCTACATCAAGCCTTCTTATCTAACTGACGTGGCTGTAGTATATAATCAATCATCTATGGCTTTTCATTCGGATGGTAACTTCCAAGAGACTGATATAACATTAACATTCACAGAGACTGTCGCACTGACTGCTCAAGATATCGTTGATGGTTATTAAGAGGAACACTCATGACTTTATTTGCAAATTATCCATTGGTCGATTATAGATTTGGTGACGAGGTTGCAACCTCGGTATTCCAAAATATTACTACGTACGTAGACCTAATCGATCAAGTAGCAGATGACGCTGCTCTATATGAATACTATTTTATACCTGATGGAATGAGGCCGGACGTTCTATCGTACGAGCTATATGGAACTATTGATTACTATTGGACATTCTTTCTATTGAATGACAATCTTAGACAGCAAGGTTGGCCGTTAGATGAACAGGATGTTCGGGCTTTAGGAAAAGAATTTTATCCGAATAAGACTTTGCTTACTACATATAAAATGTACGATGAGTTCTATGTTGGTAATATAGCTATTACCGGATCAATTAACAATCCTACATTTAAAGGTAAGATTATTGAGAAGAATCTGGATCTTGGCCAGATTACTGTTAAGCCGTTTAAAGAGGTTAAGACTATTACTGTAACAGATGGTGGTTCCGGATATACTACTGCACCCACAGTCACTATTACCGGTGGTGGCGGAACCGCAGCAAGAGCCACTGCATTTGTTACTAACGGAGCAGTTACATCCATTGAAGTAGATGATGGCGGGGATGACTACGTATCGGCACCTACTATTACAATCGGATTACCTAATAGCCCAACCTCTAGATCTGGTGATAGAGCTACTGCAACTGCAACCGTGTCTACTTACACCATTAGTCCGCCTGCACAGCTAAAATCTAGGAACTCGACCTATCCTACGGATTGGACCGAAGACAATGTGAAGCGGGTTAACGTGCATACAGTACTTGACCAGTATAATGCAACGCATCATTATTCGGATACAGATGGTACCTGGTATGATCTTCCAGTAGATTTTAATTCCGATACACTTTATATCGATAACAGACCGAACGAGGCAGCTGTACGAGATAAGGTAAATACAACTTATCTAAATAGACTACAAGAACAGAATGATGAACTACGTAGGATTAAGGTGTTTACCAAATCAATGGCAAGCAAGATTAATACAGAATTCCAAAAAGCTTTAAGATCGTAAAATGTATTCACCTGAACAAATACACTTAATAAGTATTGTCTTAGATATTCCTGAGCGGATAAAGAAAGAGGTATTCCTATATAAGGATACCGAAGAGACGAATGTTGTGGATCTTGTGGTGTATGAAAGCGTGTTCAATCCATTTCTAACCGCAGAACTTTCCATTATGGAAGACCAAGGTATTATTAATAGCTTTAAGGGTACTGAAAAGATTGTGGTTACTTTTAAAAGTGCAATATCGGAAAGTATGCCGGTGATTGTAAAATCCTTTAGGGTTGATTCTATTAGTGATAATGTTCCGGTAAAGGGTAACCCAAACCTAAGCCTAATGAAGCTTCATCTTTTAGAGGACGTGGCTTATTTTGATAAACTCAATAGGATTAATAAAGGCTACCAAGGCTTTGGCGAAAATATTGTAAGAAAGATTGCTAGAGGCGAATTAAACAAAGAGATAGTCTTATATAAAGGCTCTACTAGCGATGCTAAACTGCCAATTCGAAGTAGCGATTCCTCACCGTATTATTATTGGAAGCCTTCGTATCAAGGGGACCTTAGATACATAGCTCCGTGGCAAACACCACTAGAAATTATTCAGACTGTTTTAAATAGAATGACGACTACTAACGGGTTTCCATATTTCTGCTATTCGACCTTAAATCAGAATAAGTTGGTTATGACGGACTTAGAAAGTATTCTGGAAAGAGAAAGCTTTAATCCGAAGAATCCATTCGTGTATTCCAGAGCAGCGGTACAGTATGAAGATGCAGATTTACCATATGTTATTAGTGGCGTACATGAAACAGAAACCAATCACTCACATCTTTTAGCTAGGCTTGGTGCTTACGGATCTAGATTAGAAACAATCCATGCTAACTCTTCAAAGCCCTCTAGTCGATTTGTGAACATGGAATCGATTATGAATGATAGAAATCAATTAGGTTTATTTAAGCCAGTTGGTAATAATCAAAAAATGAATATATTTGATGACTTTACTCGGATTTATAACGAAGAAGGCTTTCCCAAAGGCGGAAAAACTATATCACAACATAATTCTGCAGTAAACTTTATGATAACCGGTGACACGATCGATCGAAGTCCCTCTAGTAAAGATAAATCTGTTCTAGGCTTTGCAGGGCAGATCGAGGAAGAGGATCATATATTAAAAGTAATTAGATCAAGCATGCTTAGATATCTACTAATGAATTACATAACGATTCAGCTTCCGGGATTACTATTTTCCACCCCTTCCTTAGATACAACAGTAGGAAATGTTATAGATATTAAGGTTCTTAATAATGATCTAGCATCTGTTGAAAGAGAGCTAACAAACGCGGAAAGATCCGGAAGCTTTATGATCCTAAGAACCAAACACGTATTCAATGTATTAGATGGGCTTCATAATGTTCAAATGGATGTTGCCAAAGTTGGTGAGGGAGGTGAATAGTGTTTTACGGCGATAATATTAGATGGTGGGTTGGAACAGTAAAAGCTACCGATCCAGAGAATCAAGGTAGATTTAAAGTAAGAATTCACGGCTTACATAGTGATGAAGTAGAGGACAAGTATCTTCCCTATGCCCAAGCACTTATTCCTACGACAGAGCCTGGAACATCAGGGCTAGGCCTTTCGCCCCAGCTACAACCATCTGCATTTGTATTTGGTATTTTTTTAGATGGTAAGCAATCCCAGTTACCTTTAATATTAGGTTCAATGCCTCATACACAAGTCCCTTCATCGGTACAAAGAGAAAACTCTAGATCCAGTTCAAACTTCTTTAAGGATGGTGATAGACAGACTTCATCGATATACAGTGGTAAAGTTACCCCAGTCATTGTAACTGACGATATGGTAGCGCTATATAACGATGGTAAGGCCAATGCCGATGAAAGAAGAATGATCCTTATGAAGATACTAACTGATGAAGGTTTATCGCCAAGAGCGGCTGCAGGAGTAGTTGGTAACTTGGCTATTGAATCTCTTTATCAAGGTATTCGGTTTAACCCTGATGCAGCAAAAGTTGACAGAGTAGAAAGCTCCTATGGTCTAGCACAATGGAATGCA